CTTAGGTGTTCACGGAATCTCCGCTTAGCCTCTGCCTTGTCGTAGCCGTAGTAAGTTGTGTGTTCTAGCCACACGCCCCACCCTGCCGTGTCTCGTACCATTGCGCTTAGTTCTAATGCCCCATTGTGGGGCAGTCTGCGTACTGTAATCATTACGCTACCTCCCATTCCTTGTGGCATTCCTGACATACCCAGTCAAGGCTTACGGACGGGACATTGAATCCACCTCTCACCGAATCCCCACACTGTGGGCACTGGTGAGACTGTTGGAACTTAAGTAGTTCTTTATGCATTTTGAAACCTCCATAGTTTCTGTTGTTGTGTCTAGTTAATCGGTGTCCCTGACAGGTGTCAAGGCTATTTAGTATCCGTTATCTAATCGTTATAATTAGTTTGTTGCGAGAATGAACATCCACATTATGATGCCTACGATTACAAGCCCACACCCGTAAAAGATAGCCCCGTCTAGTAGCCTTTTCATCCCGTCACCTCCACTCTAAAATCCTCCACCGTTGCCGTGCCGTGCCCGTGTAGGGGCGTTACAACGTACCGCACCCGTCCGTAGGCTTGCTTTACGTCCATAATCCTGACGGCTACCTTAAGCCCGTTAGTTTCTAGTAATCCCTCACGCCCTAGTGGGTGAGATAGTTCTTTGATGCTCATTAGTTCGCCTCCTCTAGTGCCTCTAGTTCGGTGGCTATCCAGTCAATAACCTCACGTGCGCTCATTGACCAGCCTCCAAACTTTTCATAAGCCCCGTCTAGTACCTCTTGAATTGTTGTGAACTCTGTCTCCATTGTCTTACCTCCGTTTATTAGTTTGTGTTGGGCTAGGTAGCCCGTCCCTACCCCCTCCGCTAGGGAGGGGATAGAGACTAGTTACCTAGAGTTTGAATTGTACCTTATCTGCATAGTTCTCTAACTCTTTTGCCAGTTCTCGTGCGTCCCTGGGGCTTAGGTACATTGTGCCATAACCCACACCATTCACCCAAGGGGTGAGAGTCACCCATTCGCCCTTGGTGTCTAGTCTGGCGGTTGCGCCTACCATTACGCCCAAGTCTTTTAGTTCTGCCGTCATTGTCTTACCTCCATTGGTTTCTATCTGGCTAGGGTTTAGCCAAGCCCTACCCCGTGCCGTGTGACACGGGGGAGAGCCAAGCCCCCTAGAACTCGTTATATGCCATACCGTCCGCACGCTCAAACATAGAGTAAGAGAGGCAACTGGTGATGTGTTGCGCCCTGCTGTAACCCATACCCTTGGTCACGATTACCCAACGCCCGTCACCCTTGCGCTCTTTCAAGGTTGCACCCGTAGCCCGTGCGACTAGGGCGGTGATGTTCACTAGGTCACCGTCACGGATAATGAATACCCGAGAGTATGCCGTCCCTACGTTGCCAACGTAATCGGTTGAGATTTGCAGGGTGCTTTGGTCTGTCAATCCGTAAACCTCCAGCGTTGCGATTGCCTCTAGTGCGTTTGCGATTTGTTCCTTTGTTGCCATTGTCTTTCCTCCTTGTTTCTTGGGGCTAGTTACCCCGTCCCGTCCCCCTCCCGAAAGAGGGGGGCGAGGCGTACCAACTAGACTGGGATTAGTCTCCACTTTAGGGCTGGGTTTTGGTGATGTTCCCGAAAGTTCCCGACCTCCGTCAGGCATTCGGCGCACACCTGCACCTTGCTTTTGTATTCGCCTAGAGGTGACTTGGCTAACCCCTTGACGTGATAGAGGGCGGTCACAAGTTCGGCGGATTCTGTCCCGCAAGTTTCGCATTCGTACATTTGTTCTAACCTCCGTTTTCTGCTGTCTGGGTGGTTTCCCTGACATCTCAAAACCTAGCACCTGACAGGGACAGGGCGCAACCCAAACGGGGCACATTTACCAACTCTTTACCAAACCGTTATCAAGTTTCACAATGTGGAACACCGAGCCTCTCAGAGCAACGCTAAGCCTGACAGGGACAGGGTGGCACTGGGACACCCAAACCCCCTGAAAATGGCTTAGGCTCAAGTTGCGTATTATGCAACACTTTATTCGTACATCTGTTCGGACGGTGTGCCCGATACTGGTGGGAGACTGTCCCAAGCCGTGAACCCCTTGTTTAATGTTATTTACGCAACCAAATGGTTACTTAATTATTGTATCCAATCCGTCCACAGGGGGTGGGGATAAGTTATCAACAAGTTATCAACACCTGTGGATAACCTGTGGATAAAAATGGCTACGACCCCCAGTTGTTAATCAGTATTATAACTATATACTATGACTCCCATCAAATATTTTTTGCAGTATTTCCTAATTAGGCACACAATTAAAACCCATTGGAATAAGGACTTTAAAAATAGTTTATAACAATTTGATAACGAAACGTTACAGTCCCTTTGTAACAGGGTTAGTATATATGTAGGATAAAATAACATAAGTGCGCTTTGGCGCACACAACCTAATGGCAGCCTTTTGTGGCTGCCTAACATAACCTAAAGCAGCCCTTTGGGGGCTGCTATTATGAGCGCCTTTCGGCGCTCTTATATTAAGTTCTTTATATCATTTTATTACGAGATGATATTAGGTGAATGCTTTAGATAGGACAACTTCATATGGCAGCCAAAGGCGGTGCAGAGCACCATAATGTGGTACGCCTACGTGAGGACAAAGCCAAGGTTATAGCCCACGTAGAGACTGGCATTGAGGTGCGAGCCGCTATTGCTATGGTGGGACGTAAGCCCGATGTTCTAAAGAAGTGGCTCACAGACCCTGTGTTCGCCAAGAACCTAGAGATAGCCCGAACTGCTGGCTCAGACCTAATGAAGGTCACCCTGGGAAGCGAGAACGGCAAGAACATAGACTTTGCCACGTTCTCCAAAGAGTTTTTAGGTAACGAAGTATTCCCTCACCAGCAGGACTGGATTGACGTTCTGGAGGGAAGGGAGCCATCCTGGCTCCATCCAGCCATGTCCTATGAAAAGGGCAACAAGAACCGTATCTTAATTAATGTGCCACCTGAGCACGCCAAATCCACAGTAATCACCGTAGGCTATAGCACCTACCGTATTGCCATGGATTCTAACGTGCGCATCATTGTGGTGTCCAAGACTTTAAATAAAGCCCGTGAGTTCGTCTACTCCATCAAGCAGCGACTTAGCCATCCACGCTATGCTAAGTTACAGCAGGTCTATGGACCTTCTGGTGGTTGGAAAGAAGACTCTGACACCTGGAAGACCGATACGGTTTACCTAGGTCAAGAAGCCCGTGACTCATCCGAAAAGGACCCTACGCTTCAGGCGCTAGGTATTGGTGGTCAGATTTACGGTGCCCGTGCTGACCTGATTATTCTAGATGACGTTATCACCACTGCCAATGCCCACGAGTGGGAGAAGCAGTTAGACTGGCTTCAGAAGGAAGTTATCACCCGTCTAGGTAAGAACGGTAAACTACTTATCGTAGGCACCCGTATCGGGGCTGTAGATTTATACCGAGAACTTCGTAACCCAGAACACTGGTCTGGTGGTGCAAGCCCGTTTACACGACTTGCCATGCCAGCAGCCTTAGAGGTCAATGATGACCCTAAGAAGTGGGTTACCCTCTGGGAGCGTTCAGACCGTCCTTGGGATGGTGACGAGGATGCCGAACCAGATGAAGATGGTTACTACCAGAAGTGGGACGGACCAGCACTCTTTGCAAGACGTAGCGAGGTAACAGCCTCAACATGGGCTTTAGTTTACCAGCAACAGGACATTGATGACGATGCGATTTTTAACCCAACGATTGTTAATGCCTGTGTTAACCGTATGCGTAAGCCTGGTCCTCTCCGCATGGGAGCGGCTGGACATCCACGAGACGGACAATGGGTAACCTTAATCGGTATGGACCCTGCTATGGCAGGAAAGACTGCGCTAGTTGTCTATGCGATTGACCGTCAGTCTGGTAAGCGTCTAGTCCTAGATGCCTACAATATGTCAGACCCAACACCTGGCAAGATTCGTGCAATCATTGAAGACTGGATTAACACCTACCGCCCAGTAGAACTGCGTATTGAAATCAACGCCCACCAGAAGATGTACGAGGTGGACGAAGAGTTCCGCCAGTATCTGGCTAATAAAGGCGTAAGGTTCTCCAGTCACTTCACTGGTAAAAACAAGTGGGACACTGACTTCGGTGTGGCTGCTATGCAAGGCTTGTTTGGTACTATGACAAGCAACAAGCACAACCGAGATAACCTCATTGAACTACCAGACCCTCAGTACCACGAGGGCATCAAGGCTCTAATCAATCAGTTGATTACTTGGAAGCCTGGAACTCGTAACCCTACAGACGTTGTGATGGCTCTGTGGTTCTGCGAGATTAAAGCCAAAGAAATGATTCAGCACTCAGGAACTCAAATCTACCACGCAACTAGCCGCTTTGTTACTCAACGACAGATGGCACAGCAAGCAGTTGTTAATCTTGACGATTTAGCAATGGAACAATTTACAACTTATCTTTAAGGATATTCATGGCACTCTCAATGGAACAGGTCGCTGACAAGGTACTTTACCTACGCCAGCGATACTCAGTACGTGACCAGCGTATGGCTGATATCACTGCTGTACGCCGTGGTGACATGGTATCGGTATACCCTGACATGTTCCCTGAGGGCATGAACAAGCCAATGATTGCCAACTTCGTTGACGTTGTTGCTCGTGACTTGGCTGAGGTCCTAGCACCTCTACCTTCGTTTAACTGTCTAACTGCTGACGTAACATCTGACAGAGCCAAGAAGAACGCTGACCTGCGTTCCATGGTTGTCAATAATTACGTTGAATTTTCTGGGTTACAAACCCAGATGTATACAGGCGCAGACTGGTATAATACCTATGCCTTCCTGCCGTTTGTTGTAGAGCCTGACTTTGAGGCTCGTATGCCACGCATTCGTGTAGAAAACCCATTGGGTGCTTACCCAGAATATGACCGCTACGGACGATGTGTTTCATATAGCAAGCGTTACCTTAAGTCCATTGGAGAACTACTTGTAGAGTTTCCAGAGTACGAACGCCAAATCCTTAGTGGAAATGACCGCAAAGACATTGACCTCGGCACTCTACTTGATTTGATTCGTTACGAGGACAAAGACCAGGTAATCCTGTTTCTTCCACAGCGAGGAAACCTTCCCCTGCGTAAAGCAAAGAACCCACTTGGTAAACTAAGTGTGCGTATTGCCAAGCGTCCAGGTATTGATACCGAAGACCCACGTGGTCAGTTTGACGATGTCATCTGGGCACAGATTGCTCGTGCTCGCTTTAGCCTTCTTGCCATGGATGCTGCTGAGAAATCAGTTAACGCACCTATGGTTGTACCACAGGATATGCAAGAGTTTGCATTTGGTCCTGATGCAGTCATGCGTACTGCCAACCCACAGGGTGTTCGCCGTGTTGGTCTAGAGATTCCAATGGGCGCATTCCAAGAACAACAGATTCTTGAACAAGAAATGCGCATGGGTGCTCGTTACCCAGAAGGTCGCTCAGGTAGCGTCAATGCATCCGTAATTACGGGTTCTGGTGTTCAGGCACTTCTTGGTGGCTTTGATTCCCAAATCAAGGCTGGTCAGCAAATCCTTGCAGAAACCTTGCAGGATGTTATGGCACTAGCCATGGAAATGGACCAGAAGTTATTCCCTGGCGAGAAGTCAACCCAGATGACTTACAATGGTGCGCCATACATTCTTAAGTACAGCCCAGAAAAAGACATTAAGGAAGACTACAGCGTACACGTACGCTACGGTCTAATGTCAGGTCTTGACCCATCACGTGCCCTTATCTTTAGCCTTCAGGCACTACAGGCAAACCTAATCTCACAAGAGTTTGTAATGCAGGAACTTCCATGGAACGTAAACGTATCTAAGGAAATTGAACGCATTGACATTGAAAAGATGCGTGGCGCACTTATGGGTGCACTTAACGCAACCTCAACTGCTATTCCACAGATGGCATCACAGGGTCAAGACCCTTCAGATATTGTTATGAAGATTGCTCAGGTAATTGATGCTCGCCGTAACGGTAAGACCGTAGAAGATTCGGTCATGGAAGTATTCAAGAAGTCAGAGCCAGTAGAACAGCCTCAAGAAGAAGCACCACTAACGCCAGAAGAAATGATGGCAGCAATGGGTGGTGCCCCACAAGCAGCCCCAGGCGAGGGTGCTCCAGTTGAAGCACAGGCATCCGAACCTATGGGTGGTGCTCCTGTCGCAGCATCCCCTGGGGCACCTAACATTCAGGACATCCTAGCGCAACTGGGTGGATAATGACTACAATCATTGCCATCAGAGACAGTAAGGGTTTTACCTTTGCAGCAGATGCACAAGTAACTGATACTGAACGACCATATCAACACAGAAGTATGAAGAAGATTGTTGAAGTTGGTCAGTATGTAATGGCTGGTGCAGGTAACTCACGTTGCTGTGACGTTATCCTATACGGTTGGCAACCACCAAAGTATGACGGCTCAGAAGCCTACACCTTTATGGTGTCTAAGTTTATTCCTGAAATGCGCAAGCAACATGAAGATACTGGCATAACCCTGAAAGAGGATGAAGACTTTGTATTCCTTATTGGATTTGCAGATAGGGTATTTCATGTCGCATCTAACTACGCTGTGCTTGAGACAAACACGGGTCTTTATGGAATAGGCACTGGTGCGGCTTACGCACTTGGTGCTATTGCGCATGGCGCAACACTGCAAGAAGCAATGAAGATTGCTAAAAAATTTGATATTAATACTGGTGGTAAAACCCAGATAGTTGAAAGAGGACAGTAATGCCAAAAGGTGGATATCGTAAGCCAGCAAACCCTGCTGCAGTATCGGGTCCAGGTTCTCTTTCACGCCGTACTGATGGCGGTCCAATCCAAGGTGCTAAGGAAATTCCAGGTGGCGGTAAATACGGAGAGAGAAAAGCGTTGGCAGATATGCAATCAGGTGCACCAATGCAAGGTAATCCAGTACCTACTGTCCCTGCGCCAACCGTAGCAGCAGAACCACGTCAGCCACTAACAAACTTGTTTGCACCCACAGAACGACCAGATGAACCAGTAACTGCTGGTGCTCCAGTTGGTGCAGGTCGCACACCAGAACCTGCTGGTCGCTTTGCAATGATTGAAAAGTACATGCCAGAACTTGATGCCTTAGCGTCACAGCCAGATGCTCCAGAATCTTTTAAAATATTCATGGGTCTAATTAAGACATCTTTTGACCAACAGGGTGCTTAATGTCTATAGACAAAAATATTGCGGCTTTTTCCAACGTGTTTGGATACAAAGTCCCAGAGATTACTTTTGCATTTGCCTTGGTTCCATGGGAATCAACAGAAGAACGCAATAAATTTATTGCTGAAATGATTGAAGCAAATGACGGACAAAGGATTGGAGACTAATGCCTAAACGGGAATCGTCTGAAAAACCTGTTCGTTATGCTGGACCAAAAAACAAAGACGTTGGTGCTGTTGGTGAAGTTTTAGATAGTGCTGGAGACCTAGCAAGCATTGCTGGTAACGCTGTATCTTCATTCTTTGCAAAGAATAAAAAGTATGCATCCATGCTTACACCAGGTCTTAGTGCCTTTCAAAAGCGTGGAGTTACTGATGCCTTAAAACAAGGAACTGCTTTTGAATCTCCAGAGCAATCACTATACGGTCAACCTATTCTTGACAGAGAAGGTAACCAGATAATTAATCAGGCTGGTATTGGACTAACAACTGTAAAGCCAATGGGTGCAGC